TTGAACTTCCAAATTACAACGGAAGTTTTGCTCTTTACCACGAGTGCTTCCTCCGCCTTGAACTGTAGCGAACAAGTTTCGCATCCATTCATAGTTTTGATTAGTTCCAAGAATTACACCACGTTGTAATGTAATAGGAGCAAAGGTTGTCTGCCCTGGAATCTGGTGAACGGTGGTGTTGTATCCACCTTCACGGTAAGGAATGGAGTCGGTTGTTACCGCCATTCCAGAGATTGAAGTGAACCCAAAAGTAGTTGCTGCAGCCAAATTTGTAGTTGCAGTACTTGCTGTTGGAATCGGTTTAAACGTAACTAAAAATCTAAAGTTACGTAATGGATCAGTTATTAAACTTGATCTATTATTAATGATTGTAGGCATTTATTTATTATCTCCTTCGGGTTAGTTCAGCGTCTTTTGGCTGAGATCGATGACGATGAACTCTGCTGGATATTGAAGAGCAACACCAACTTGAATGTGAACTTCGCCATTTGCAATATCTGCATCTGAGTTGTTCTCTGCATCGCACTTTACAAAGTATGCCTGTGCTTGAGTTGCTCCACGAAGGCCACCTTGGTTGCGGTACTCACTTAAGAAGGAACCGATATTAGTATTAATACGGGCCCACAATCTTTCGTCATTGTTTTCAAATAGTGCAAACTCTGTTAAGTTCTTTAGATTCTTGCGAATATAAATTAAAGAACGTCGCATGTTTACATACTTGTTTGCAGTTCCATCTTGCTTTAATGTACGAGCACCCATTACAGAAAGTCCAGCACCAGGAATTTGGCGAATTGGATTTACTGGAGATGTGCTTGCATTCATTGTGTCTAACTCTGTAGATGTAAAAGATCTTTCTACAGAAACAATTCCTAATACTGGAGTTGAAATTCCAGCAGGTGCTTTAAATACACCACGGCTTGCATCGGTTGATAGGTAAAGACCTACTACCGAACCTGTAGGTTCAATTTTACGAAGTGCTCCAGAACTACGTCCTAGTGGATCAGAGATGTAGATGTTTGGAAAGTATACAGCAGCGTTACTTGTATCAGTAAGAGATCCAGCAAAAGAAACAGCATTTGCTACTGTTAAATCTGGGTCAGTTCCAATTACAACAAAGCCATTGTTATCTTCTGCCCAAGATGTTGCAGCATCAAATACCGCTACAGTTCCAGATGCTAATGCATTTGCTACAGGTAGGAAGAGTACTAATGGACGATCAAGAGATGTGTATCTCTCAAACACCGAAGATCCACCAGCCTTATAGTTGGTGTAATCAGTTGAAGCGGTAGCAGTTCCATTTGAACCACTTGTTAGTGGATAGGTTGCTAAAGAAATTGATGCACCCGCATATCCACCAGCAACAGATACTGAAATGTTTGGAGAGATGATGTTGATTACAGTTGGTGCGTAGTCACTTGATGTTGAATCATCAAAAACAATATTTTCATATCGCTCTAATAAAATATCATCGTTAATGTCATTAGCAACACCTGACTCTTTGTAAAGAGTTAAGGTGTAAGTGCTTGCTACAGAACCTGCAGTAAGAACAACACGAAGATTGTTTCCATCTGTTCCAGCATTCTTAGATGTAACAGTTGCAGCAGTTGCTCCGCCACCATCTGTTAAGTTTCTAGAGGCTGCAACAGCGTTAGCAGCAAGTAGACGTTGAACATACAGTTCACGTCCACCATTAGAAAAGAAAGCGCCAATTTGGAAGGTGGCTGGATAGGAAGCGTTGTAGCCTCCAAAGTACTTAGTAAATTCATACCAAGAGTTAACAAGCGTTACTGTTTCTGGGCCTTGTGCAAAAGGTGCAACAACTGCGCCAGCAGCATTTGCAGTAACTCCACTTGGGAGCACTGGTGGTAATAGGCGTTCACTGATGTAAACACCTGGGCGGCTATAAGCCATTTTTTCTCCTAACTAGTTTGGGGAAGGGACCTTATGGTGCCGATTGAGTGTACGAATCGATGGTAGTGAAGGTAGATCGATCTATGATCTGACTACCACCAGTACCTGTGACGTTAATTTGCAACACTTTGTACATCTGTTTATATGTTTCAGCCGCAATCTCACTTGAGACACGAACTGTTATTGCATTTACGAATAATCTTCGTCCTTGCTCTGTAATGTCTCTCTTAGAGATATCCAGAACATCTAAGCGGCGAGTAGTGCCGAACACAGTGTTTGGTCCTGTATCTAGGACAGCAAACCTCAAGGGAAGTTTTGAGTAAAGTAATTGCGCCAAAATTTGGCGGTCATGACGTGGTTGACGAGAGTAAGAAGTAACTTGATAATCAATGTTTACAGGTATTGGATAGTTAATTTCCCAATCATGTTCATCAGCATCAAAAGCAGTACTTTCTCCAATAATAGATGGATTAGTTAAGTACGCTGGCTTTACCTTGCCTCTCATGGCACGAGAAAAATCTTCGGCAATATCAATCATATCAATAGTAATGTATGGATAAGACTGTGCTCTAATTTCTTGATCAGGTTGTCCAAACCATACGCCTACCTTTCGGGTAGTTCCTGGCGTGGCAGTTCCACCCGATGCAACGCTAGCAATGTTGGCATTGGTCTTTGCATATTTAAAAGTAGTATCACTTGGTATTAAAGTAATGTTGTATGTGCCATTAAACGGAGTAGATGCTCCAGCAATAGTTACAGTATCTCCCACCTCAAACTCATGCGGTGCTGAGGTTGTAATTGTAACTACGTTAGATAGCAATGCTTTGTTAGTAATTGTTTTAACGGTAGCAGAAGAAGCCTTCTGATCTGTTACTGTCATCTCCTTTAAAAGATTACGAAGTGCTTCATCTTCATCTAATAAGAATGTCATAGGTAGCCATCCATGTGGCGCATAGTACGAGCCATCAAGAATTTCTCAGCCTCATGCTGACGGTTATTAAAGCGGCGCATTGCAGCAGTTGGCTGTGTTTCAGGAGTTCCATACTCAAGATCTAAAATCTCTGCCTTGTGATCTGGGTTGCCATGAATAGTAAAGGCGCCATCAGAGTGACGAACATGAAGGCTTCTAACAATATTATCTGGCCAGCCTGATGCTCTAGCCTCTGAGCGTAGGTGAGCACCCATAAAGCGAGTGGTCTCCATACTGGCTTTGTTTAAAGATTCTCTGGCTTTTTTAAAGTATGTCACTTCTTCTTCTTCGCTTTCGCTTTTGCGCCAACGTAGACAGCCCCTGCAAGATAGGCTGCGGTTGTACCTGCAATTAGCGATGCGATAGCGGGACGTTTTTCTTGAGGGCGGAATCCAAACACACCCCGAATAAACTCTTCACGTTCTTGCTGATTGTTCATCTCAGCAACTTGTTCGTACCAAGGCTTATAAGCCATAATAAATAACCCCTTTATCGCAACCAGTGGGAACTGTAGTCAGGCACCGCAGCGGTGTTCTGATAAAGCAAGGATATAAGAAAGGCCCTCAATTAGAGGGCCTAACTTTTGTTTTTTATACTACTTTTTTCTTCTTCTTTTTAAGCGCCTTAAAATCTGCGCCAGTAATCTTCTCTACAGGCTTTGCTGCTCCTGCAATTTTCTTCTGCTTAGGGCTTAGTGACTTCTTCATTAGTTAACCTTTCTGGCAAGTGGAACACTTGCACTTGCAGTTCTTCATGGTGCACTTAAGGGCCATTATTTCTTGTCCTTCTTCTTATCAGTCTTCTTCTTGGCATACTTCTTATTAGCAGCAGCCAGAGTCTTCATGCCGTGCTTGTCTTTTGGCTTCATACAGCCGCATGTGCTACACAATTTCAATACCCACTTTCTTTGAGTTTAGTTCTAAATATTCTACAGCCTTTTTAAGAGTAGTAAGGTTGTCCTTAGAATGTCCTAACATTAGGTTGCAGTCTCTACATAATAGGCCTCTAGTGCACTTTCCACAGGTCGTATTACTAGGACAGCAGTTGTGGTCATGATCAATGTTTGATTGCCATCTGTCTCCTTGCTCATCTGTTGGATTAGAAAGAGCCTTATTGCAAATAGCACATCCTCCACCCTGAGCCTCGTACATTGTTACTAGTTCATCTAAAGTAAGCGAGTATCTGGTTTTTAAATGGCTTTTATACCTAGATATCCTGCTATAAGGTTTTTTATTCCATATAGGACGATACTCAATATCATAAAGACGTTTACATTCTTTACATATAGTAGTTGTATCTCCTTTATGAAAACTTTCTAAAGATTTTTCTATTTTACATTTATTACAAAATTTCATTTAGATTTCTTCTTGTTGGCTTTAGCCTTCTTTGCCACTGCGGCATTATCGATTAAATTTGGATAAGGACGTCCTGCTGCTTTGGCTCTAGCCTTAGCCGCAGACTTTTGAGATGATGTTAATTTTTTATCCTTGTCTGAAGGATCTTTGGTATTCCAGAATGCTTTTGCCATTATCTTCCCTGACTTCTATGAGGATTGCTCTTGTGCCAACTCTTTACCGCCTTGACACCTTGCTTAACAGTCTTTGATCCGCCCATTTTTGTAAGATTTATTTTATCCCACTTGCCTTGGTTGGTATTGGTATGTTCTACAACAACATCACCCTTCTTATTCTTAGAAACTTTGTGGGTTACCTTGGCCTTCTTGCCAGGAACTCCAATGCCCAGTGTTACTGGCTTCTCTGGCTTCTTCTTATCTGCCATCATGCCACCGACTTCTTATGCTTGTATCGGATTGGGGCTTTAGGTTTTCTCACTATGCCGCCCTTCTTTCGCTTTAATCTTGCGCCACCAGATTCGTACTTACTCTCAGTGACATTTGTTTGAATATTCTTTTGAGGCTGCTTACCAGCCCGTGCTCCGATGTTCCTGCGCCGTCTTGCCATTACTTACTCTTTTTCTTCTTTGACATTCCCGCTTCGCTCAGGGCTATCGCAACTGCTTGCTTCTTTGATTTAACAACTGGGCCTTTACCAGGACCCTTCTTACCGCTATGAAGTTTGCCTTCTTTATATTCCTTCATAACCTTTTCAACTTTACCCTTAGCCTTTTTAGTTGTCATCATCATCCTCTTCTACTTGGTCACCTAATTCTACTCTATCAAATTCAAAGAGGGATGGGTCTAGTAACTCCTCAAAATTTCCCACGATTAATTTGCGTAGGTTTGGAACTGAGGATCGTTGACTAACTCCTCCTGGCTTACTAGGTTACAGTCAATAGTTACTACTGAGTAACGTTCGGCGTATCTTCCACGAGGTAAGACTCTGGTAGGAATAAATACTTCATTCTGAAATACAACACGATCCTTGATGTGTTGATTTGGGTCTGTGATCATTGCAGGAAGTAATCTATTTATATCTGCTACAGATACAACAAGACGCAAGGTATCTACTACGTAGAATCCTCGTTCATTCATTACGTTTGTACCACGCATTAATTGCGCCAAAATTACGGGCAGATCAAAAGGCTCATTCCATCTACGACCTTTAGCAGGATCTTGATTTGATACATCGTAAATTGGATCTACGTAGTTTCCATAATCTGCAGCAAGGGCCGCATCATCCCAAGTCCACCAATTAACAATAGTTCCAACAGGATCACGGAGTTCATCAACCATGCCCTCATCCATAGACAGAGTTTCAAACCCTATTTTAAATCGTCCTTGGACTTTAGAACCACGCATAATATGGATTATCCCTTATTAAAGAAATAAAAAAGTACTATTCACTAAAAGAACTAATAAACAAACCCCTTAGTTGTTGTACCTGCCATGATTTATTCCTTACTCTTCAGGTGTTTCTGCTGGTGCTTCAAGTGCTGCTGCTTCTTTAGCAGCCTGCTCTGCAGCGTATGCTGCTGCTGCCGCTTCACGCTCTGCAATCTCTGCTCCTGATAGTGGAACATAAGATGTAGTCTTTTTCTCGCAATCGTATATAACTTTCATATTACTCATTTACGATAGCCTCCCAATCTGTGTTGTCTTCATTCCAAGAGTACATAACGCCATCTGTAGGATAAGCAACTGGTGCTACCCAACGGCAGGTATCCTCATCTAGCAACCAAGAGTCATAAGGCTTTGGCGCTATAAAGGCATCTCTTACTGAGTCATAAGTAAATCCAACTCCTGCATAATTCTTTCTTATGCGGTTGTTGTATGAGGTTTGAACCCAAGTACCACCAAGACCTAAGTCATTGGCTAGGTAATCCTGTCCTCTATCCTCTGCGTTATCAGGTACAACTAATACCTGAGTAACGATATTGTTTTCTATCTTTGCGAAGTGTGCCATTTTTCTCCTTAGTTATATTGCATATCTTATTATTACTAGACCTGAACCGCCTGCGCCGCCAGAACCACTTGTTGTTCCTGCACCGCCACCTCCAGCACCAAGATTTATTATTCCTGCTGTGGCTCCTGTTCCTTTATTTCCACCTGCTCCACCGCCACCTAAACCACCAATTGTTTGTGTAGACAATGATGCAGCATACAAACCGCCTCCGCCACCTCCAGCATAATAAGTGTTCAAACCAGTTTGAGTTGCGTTAGCAAAAGCAGAAATAGCCACACCATTACCACCATTACCTGAAACGCTAATAGATGTTGCGTTTCCACCTACTGCGCCAGCACCTCCACCGCCTCCTGCAGGGAAATTACCATCTCCATCGCTTTGATAACCATTACCACCTGCATAACCTTGACCTGAAGGAGATGGTGCGCCACCATTATCAAAGGTTACAGAATTAACAAACTTTCCACCACCACCTGAGCCACCACTACTTCCAGCATGTTGTGCAGGTGGTACATTGTTAGAACCTCTGCCACCACCAGTTGAAGTGATAGTAGAAAATACTGAATTTGAACCATTGGTTCCAATTGAACCGCCATTACCACCAGCACCAACTGTAACTGTATAGCCAGTATTAGCAGTAAGTGATAATGCAGATTCTAAACTTCCACCACCGCCAGTTGCTCCAACAGTTGAGCGTAAACCTCCAGCACCGCCACCACCATAATCGCTACCTCCGCCTCCACCAGCAATAACTAGATAGTCAGCAGTAATGTTTTCAGTCGGAGTAAATGTGCCTGAGAATGGGAACATATGGTAGTTGTAAGTACCATCAGAGGATACGATTCCACCAGTTGCTTTAGTTGTGCTAGTTACATTTGAGATGCCGTATAGGTAGAAGGTTGAATATGCGACAAAATTGCCAATTTCGGGAGTTAAAGTTATTGAAGTAATAGCACTAGTATTTGACCATAAAATAGCACCTAAATATGCGTATGCTCCAGTAGCATTATTTTCAGTAACGGCATCAACGCTTATTGATTTATAGTTACTGCTCGTATAATTAGGAATATATGCTTCAACACTAGCAAAAGTGTTGGAAGTAGAACCACCTGAGTTTTCAGAACCAAACCATCTAGTTGTATTACCGCTTGAAGCACTACTTCCACTTCCGTAAAGTATTTTACCTGAAAAATTACTGGTAGAACCATTAAAAGATACATTTACCGAATCTGCGTCACCATCAGCCCTGCTAGTTCTGCCACTATAAACAATTTTCAAATCAGTATAGGTTTGTGGAATAGCACTAAAGGTAATGCTTGGTGCAGTAGCGACTAAAGTCTTAGCCTCAATTAATGTCATATTTGTACTCATTAGTTATTCTCCCTTAAATTGCGTATCTAATAATTACGATGCCTGAGCCACCTGTCGCGCCAGCACTAGCACTAGAACTACCACTACCGCCACCACCACCACCGCCAGTATTTATTGTTCCTGCCGTACTAGAATTACCTCCACCACCTGCGCCACCAGTTCCTACTCCCCCACCTATATACTCTCCACCTGCTCCACCGCCAGCATAAGTTACTGATGAACCAGTAATACTTGTCGCAACTCCATTACCGCCATTAGCGCCACCATTTGGACCATTAGTGCCAGCATTTGAACCTACTGCACTAGCGCCACCACCACCTGCTCCACCAGTATAAACATTGCCATTTACTTCACCACCAGCAAAACCTTGATTGGCTGTACCAGTTCCACCAACATCTGTTCCTGTACCGTCCCAACCTGCGCCACCACCTGAGCCACCAATAGCACCTGGGGAAGAATTGGCTTGTGTTGAACCTCCGCCACCACCACCGACTGAAGTTATAGATGCAAATACAGAATTACCGCCATTGAAACCTTTGATAAACTGTGTTGTTGCAGGAGCACCGCCAGCGCCAACAATTACTGGATAAGCATAATTAGCAGATAAAGATAAAGCAGATTCAACTGTTCCTGGTGTACCACCGCTTGCAGTTACGGTACAACGCATTCCTCCAGCACCACCGCCTCCAGTTCCGCCAGCATTAGCATTACGGTATCCACCGCCACCGCCTCCTGCAACTACTAAATAATCAACAGTTAGTGTTTCGCTTGGAATAAAAGCACCGCTTGATGTAAAAGTATGGTAAGCATAACCACCACTTGTGGTAACAATTCCACCTGCTGCTTTAGCAGTGACATCACCACCTGCAATTCCGTAGATTGAAAAGGTTGAGCCTGATGCAAATCCTGATGTAAGCAAATTAATTGCAGTAATTGGTGCAGTATTTCGCCAAAGACCAACAGAAGCAGTTACACCTACTGAGTCAATATTATTTCTAATTAAACAAGTTTTGTTTGTGGTTGAATTACTATAATTTTGAAAGTTCATGATAATAGTTGAAAAACTAGATGTACGAAGATAACCAAAATAATCAAACCAAATAAAAGATGTATTGCTAAATCTAGTAGAGGCAGCACTACTGCCATTGCCAGACATATTTGTAACCGAATAATTAGAACCACTATCTGAGTTAAATCTTAAATAAATATTGTCATCTGTTGTTGCTGCTTTTGCTTGAACTACTAAAACTAAATCTGTATAGCCTTGTGGGATACTAGAAAAGGTAACATTTGCTGATGTGCTACCTAGTGTCTGAGATGCTATCGGGGTGTATGTGCTCATTTATGCTCCCTTAATTCCGTATAAGGC